CTTTAGGTTTTGGATCCATCGTCTTTATTCTCCGTAACTTTAATCGTATTAACTTCAGAAAGTCTCGCTTCAATTGCTCCAATGATCTTGGTTGATTTTTCCATCTCCTGTGCTAGATCTATCATTCTGTATAGAACTGCTTCTGAAGATGTCTTATTCAACTTAGCCTGTAGAGCAAGGTACTTCATATTAATAACTTCTTTTAACTGTCCATCACTAAACTGTTCAAATGGAAGTTCTACTACTTCTTTTACTTCTCGTATAACTTCTACAATGAAACCAGAATCGAAATGAACCTTATTCTGCTTCCTGAAAAACAAATCATCCCGCTCACTCCACATATCAATAAAGCAGGATTCGTCTCCCCTTCGGGGATCTCCGTATAGCAAAATACCCGTAGGTTGTTCAGTAAAAGGATCTATTGCTGAGACATACACACGGCCTAGAACTACCTTTTTGTATGTCTTATATGGCTTTCCTGATTGCATAGCGGAATATAAATTTACATCTGTCTCACTCATAATCTCTCCTTTTTGTTCCTTGTATCGTTTATGAATAGGGGGAGGGTTTAGCCTCCCCCTAGTTATTCCTATTCAGGACGGTTAGCTTAGGTGAATTACATAAATTCCTTGAGCGTTGTCTACAATTAGACCAAACTGTTGGTATAATTCTAGGTTCCAATATGGAGGGGTTGGCTTCATATCTGTCCACTCTTTGGTCATTACTGGACCGTAAGTAATGAATTCTCCCACCTTCTGACCAATAACGAGAATGATATCCTCAGGAATTAGTTTATTATAGGTGTCAAGAGAATCATATTCTTGGTCTAGTGAAATTAGTTTAGCACCGTAGTAGTTTCCTAGCATACCGGTCTGCATGATGGTTTCGATCCTTTCAGGAACATAACCAACATTTGTACCATCTGACCAGAAAGCTGCGAACTTAGTAATTGGGGTCATTGCGGCTCTTGAGCCGATAACAGCCTTTACTCCACCACCAGTTGCGTTAACCTGATCTATAGCAGCCTCAAGTACGGTATTGGTAATGGTTGATCCACCTGCTACATAGTTATCAGGAGTATTACCTACAGTCCACACGCTTGATAGCAATGTAAAGACCTTTCCTAGGTAGTAGTCACGAAGCTTTGCTTCCATCTCTGTTCTCATGCTCTGAACGGTTCCTAGTTCACCTGAATCTAGTTCCCATTGGTTAGCATTGATACCTACATCAGCACCATCAAGAATCCAGTTCAATCTCTCTGTTACGGTGATTTCATTCTTTAGGTGAATGGAACCAGGTACTAGGGTACGAACTTTAATTCCCTTGCGTACTTTCTTTACTAGGACATCACCAACATTCATAGCCCTTGAATTCAAGAGCAAACTGATGAAGTCCACAGTTAAGTGATGAGGCTGTATATATTCTACAAGTAATTGAGCAAGCTTCTCTCTCTGTCCTCTATCTTTCATTAAAGAAGCAATACTCTCCCTTATTTTTTCATCCATGTTTTTAATACCTCCAAAAAAGTTTATTCAACTCTTACGGTTAGTTTGAATGTACTGGCATCGAAACTCTCAGTAAATCCAATCACACCTACTGCCAATGCAGCAGCATACTTTAGTTTACCAGCGTATGAAGCACCACCATCATCGTCCTCGGTGCATACAACAAGTGCAGCACCCTTTTTGATAATGTCAGCACCATAGATAAAGCTTCCTGAAGGAAGTGTGAACACACCTTCGGTGAAAGCTAATGCTAGACTTCCTGATGGGATTGTTGCCCCGTCAGTATAACCTGGGTAGGTCAAGTACACTTTCGCATCGAAAGGTACGTTGGCATCGTCACCAAATCCCTGTCTCAATGAGAAGTCATAGGAAGGTAGTGGCTGGTAAATTGGGGTTTGACCGTTGCTTACAGGCCAAGTAATTATATACTTAGCTCTCTTTCCATCTTCAGTAGTATGTGGCTTTTTTGCCCCAAGCAAATCTTCCCTACTTCCGAAGTCATGAGTCTCAGAGTGCTGTCCTAAAACTACAAAACGTCCTTCGACAATATCTTCAGTAGTTACAACACCCTGAACTTTATCAAATCTATTGATCTCCATTATTTATTCCTCCGATTAGGAACCCTTGCGTAATTCGTCAGCAAGATCCTTAATTGTTAGTTCTTTTGGTGCGTCCCCAGTAAGGTCGGGAATTTCATTCCCCTCTGCATCTTTCTTGGATGCGTTCTTTTGGGTTGAAGAAAAGGCCACCAATTCCTGGAGCATGAACTCAAGATCACTCTTTTCCATGCCCAATAATTTTTCCTTATTCTCTTCAAAATAAGTGTCGGGTTTTTCAATACCTGACTTGCTAAAGAGTTCCTTTACTTCCAGGAACCTGGCTGTTGCGGCCTCTTTCTGTTCGATTGAGGTTTTGAATTCACGCAAAGAAGCTAACTCTGTTTCCTTTTCAGTAATCAAAGTATCCTTTGCGATTAGTTCTGTATCCTTAGTTGCCAAAGTTGCCTCTAGTTCAGAGACTCTAAGCTGTAGTTTTTCAAGCTCTTCCACTGTGTTTTCCTCCGAGTTAGAATCCTGTTTGTCTTTTGATGCTACCTGCAATACTGGAGTTCTTCCAGCGTAAGCGGGTCTGCCGACTATAGTAACCCCTCGCAGAGACGTTCCGATAAGGTCTTCTATGCCAGCTTCGTCAATCTTTGAGTCCTCATGTAAGATTTCCCAAGAGACATTTACAGGTATTTTCTCAGCGATACAGGTCTTTAGATAATCTATGTCCTGCTCTCGCTCTCTACGCCAAAGGGCAGCTAAAGCAACTATTTGATTCCCAGATTGTTTCAATTGTGCTATAACGCCTAATGGATATGATTCTTCGTGTCCATCTTTTGGTTTCTCATATGCCATCTTGAACGGCATATAAGTACCAGTCTTGATTAGATTACTGAATTCTTCTTGTGGTATCCTCATCTTATTCTCATTAGGCTGATCATCTGTTAGGATGAACTTAGCCCAAGAAATAGTTTGATTATTGGATATCGTAGCTGAAAATGCTTCCTTTATTTCTGAGAATTCAGTATCCTCATCTAAGTTCAATAATACTACATTTGTGAGTTTAGTGCTTATTATACCGTTTTTTGTCATAGTTTATTGTCCCGAAGCCGGTTTTTTAGCGGGTGCTGGCTTCTTTGGTGGTTTAGTAGTTGGAGTACCGATATCTGGCTGTCTACTATTTGGGGTAGGCTGGAATTCTGGTACACCAGAATCTTCTAGTGCTTGTTGTTCCTCGGTCCTCAATTCCAATTCATCATTGAATGAGTAACCAAATATCTTTGCAAGTGAGGTTCTGCTTAGTGAACCAGTGTCCAATAGCATCTGCATAGCATCTAGGTAGATCTTGAAATCGTATAGATTTATTGGTTTGAATGAAATACCAGGAACTGCTGCAAAATTGTTCTTGGTAGAAATATCATAAACTACCTGCTGTAAAATATCAAGTATCTTACCTCTGAAGTTTTCCATTGTCTTTACAGGAGCAATTGCCGCATACTGAGGGTCTGAAGCATTGCTTCTTTCCGACTCACCTGCAATTAGTGTCCTAGGAAAACCTAGTGCAAAGATAAGTTCTTGATTTACTTCCTTATACTTTGCATCACTTAGAAGAAGCTCTACATCAGGGAATACCCACTTCATCTCTACGGTGTGATCTGTGAAGAACTGGAAGATGTTTTCTACTGTGTTATAGGAAGTAGTTCTCCACTTTAGTTGGTCCTTAACATCCTTTAGACGTTGTAAATCTTCTTCTCCCTCTGTTAGGGGGAACTCGTCACTACCTACCTTTACATGTAGAATAGAACTAATTACCTTTGTAACAATGGAGTAGTCAGCTTTTCTAAGATTTCTTTTGTGGTCTAGTATGTCTATAGCGGCTGAAAGGTATGGAACTGGATAGGGTGAATCTTGGATGACCTTTCTTCTTACAATATAGGGGTTATCAAGTAACACCTTGGTCTTACCCGCCTCTATATCCGCCACAAACTTAGGATATGCTGCCTGTAACCATGCCCATAGTTTAGGATCTTCTGTTCCATCGGGATACTTACCTTTATGTAGAATAAAGTAACTAAGATCATCTGGTATTATAACATAATATGAGGGTTTATTGGATAATATAGTCTTTTTTATTTCAATTGTAGTCGGATCCCTCAACCAAAGACTGTCTGGAAGGGTCAAAGAGGTGTATTTCTTTACTCCCAACCTCTGTACATCTTCTTTTGGCTTTACCATATACTTGAATTCTGGAACAATAAGACCTGATAATAGGAATTCTAGTGCCATCTCTTCGGCAAAGTCAAGTAACTGCTGTCTTAGTCCCGTAAATACCCTGAATTCATTATCACTAAGACCATTCTTAGAAAATTCAAGGTCATTGATTCCTATCTCCACAAGTTTATTGATTGTGGTAGAGGTAAGAGCATCCTTTTTGTAGTAGAATCTGCACTGGTTTACCAATGTGATAAACTTTGGCTGGTCTACAATAGGAGCATTTAGGGGCTTCACGTTCCAAGGATTGACTATCTTTGCTGGATTTTCCGCATAAACAAACTCAGCCCTGGATTGTCTGAGCTTCTTACCAGCCTCTTCTTCGTTGAGGGTCTCTTTTTGAAACCCCATTACTTTTGCTTTTGTCATGTTTTAATTCCTCTTCTATACCCATGAGGGTTTGAATAATTTTTTCTTCTCCCTTCTGGAGAAAGAAAACTCGTTCATTAAATAATAAGAAGTGGCCGCACACAACAGGGCTGATGTAAAGTGGTCGTCTCCCTTCTTACCTCCCTTGGTCGCAAGGGTTCTATATGCTATCTCTCCATTTACAGTTTTAGTGTATGTCATTCTTTCCAACTCCACTATCATCTCCATATCGGTAGATGTGTAAACTATTCTACCATTATTTGTATAGTCCTGTAATACAGATACTGTAAATGGCTTTGTTTTCGATTTTATTTCCTCTCCTTCCGTGTTAAGACCAAGTATCATTGAGGCAGAGAAATCAATCGGAACTATTTTCTTTTTGTAATCCTTATGTACATATTCCTTTAGTTCTAGCAGGTCTTGGATTACGGCTATACCTGCACTTCCCTTATCCATTCCTATAATAGATGGATTAAATCTGGAATCTAATAGGTCTATGATTCTTTCCTGAAGTGGGTAAGATACCTTTGATAATTGTATCTTGGCATGAAATTTCAATCTTCCAATATCATCCAACGTCATAATAAATATGGCGGTAGGTTCGGTATATCCCAAGTCTATGCCAAATATCCTGTCGGTTCTTTCATCCTTTATGGGAGGTATCATGGCTATCTTAGCCATCATATCCATAATGTTTTCTGATTCTCTAATTCCATCTATGACTATCTTATAAATAGGATAGGGTTGAATCTGAAAGGTACTTCTATCAAATAGGGAGAAAATTGGCTTACCGTGTTGTCCAAGAACTGAGTGAATGTACTCGTCAGCATCTTCAGCACCATATTGGTCTATGGCTCTTAGCCTATCCTTTTCTGCAAATCTTGGGTTTTGAAAGGCGGATACTCTATGTTTTGTATAGTTATTATTCTCCCTATCACAATGGTATAAAACATTATTCTCTCTTACTCCGGTAGGAACTCCAGATACAAGTAACTTATATCCTCTTTCCCAGGTATTAATAACGGGTTGAAGTTCATTGAATGTAGCAACTGGGTAATAACCAGCCTCATCCAGGAGAACATAAGGACTGTGTAGACCGATAACATTTGCACCTGTACCAGACTGACCTGCAATACGACACATTAGCTTTGTGTTATTCAGCAACTTTAGTGAAAAATCGGAGTTGTTTATTCCTCCCTTTGGGTCTATGAATAATTTTAGAATCGAATTAGAACGTAGTAATCTCGAAAGGGTAGTGAATACTGGCTCAAGGTGAACTTTGTTTGGAACAGTATAGATTATATAATCATTAGGAAAGATATTGAAAATCAATGCCCAAAGTATAAGGAGGGATATTGCTACGGTTTTCCCCACTGCCCTAGCACAGCAGAAAGAGACGTACTCTGAGAAATCCAACATGAACTCTCTCTGATAATTTGTTAGTATGAACTCCTCGTCCCCAATCTGACTATCTATGTTAAGCACAAATTCCCCGAACAAAGCGGGGTTCTTAAAAATTTCATAGAGTATGAGGTCCTCCTGGGTTATCTTCTCTATGATTGGCATTTATGTGTATGCACCTCAGGATTCTGCAGATAAAACATTTTATTCTCCTACAAACATTTTAGTTTGATATTGACTATTAGAAGTAGACTCACCAAAGGTTCTATTATTTCCTCCCTCATGTTGAGCATAGTCTTTCATAGTATTATAACAATTTAATTCGTATTTCCTACATACCATCTTTACCCACATATCATCACACATAGCGGGGTACTCTATCTTACCATCAAGAACCTTTTCCCAATACCAGATTAGGATGTCTCTCAGGTTTATAGAAAATACATGGGCTACAAGAGCATACAATATGTTGGTTGGAATTTGCCATAGGTCAGTATTTTCTACCTTATTCTTAGTTCTGGTGTCGTCCTCATAACCAGCAAAGAGTCCCACTAATCCTCTATTTGGAATATGAACCTTCTCTTCCTTTGTATATTTTAGTAGTCTATCCGCAATTCCACTACCAAAAACGGCATCATCAACACAAAAAAGTGACTCGTTGATAGACCAGTCTCTATTAGCCAGTAAAGAATAGTATAGTCCATTCTTGGTATCCGGCTTTCCTTTTGCAGGAATAAATTCTGTTACTCCCGCCAGTATGCACATAGCCCTTACTTCTTCCTGCATCGGAGAATTATCATCTACTACATAAAGGTCTCCTAAGTTGAACATCTTTTTATCTATCCAACTTTGTAGCTCTCGTTGGAGTCCTCCCAATCTTTCCTGGTTCTTTACATGACATCTAATAATAGTATTCATTATATAAAGTTATACTCCTCGTCTATCCTGTAAATCTTACTACCATAAAATAATAGTAACCATTCATAGTATTTGGATTCATAAGCATTAGTTAGAAAAAGCCTATCCTTGATTTCTTGATCAGACCTTTTCCATACATCTCTTGCAACTATTCTAGCTTCCCTAAGGTCATCAGGTATCTCTATAAGTAGTATTGCATCCAGCATATTTATGATTGCTGGAGGTCCTAGGATTGCTCCCTCTACTAATGCTGGCTTGCTGTACTTCTTTAGGACCTTTACTCCCTCTTCTACAAGATCCCAATTCCACCAATTATACTGGTTAGCCATGTCTTGTAGAGATTCTACAGACCTTTTTCTTTTGCTTTCCATTAATTCTTTACGAAAGGTGGAGTCTCCTATAAAGGCAGAATCTATGTGGTAGGTAGGAAATCCAAGTCCCGTGGAAAGAGTTGATTTTCCACACCCAGCTCTTCCCGTTACCCCCACAAGTTTAGCTACACCATTGTTTATGAAACTCGCAATTTGCTGTATCATTCACACCCTCTCCACTGGGAACATTCAAAGCTACGGCTGTAGGCTCTATCATGTGATCTCCCCTATAATCGTTTATCAGGATACGTTGCCCCGTAGGAATACCACACATATATCCAAAAATCTTTATCCCAAGTAAGTCCAACATCCTTACAAGAGGCCTCAAATGTTCTTCTCGCCTAGCCGTTACCAGTACTATACAACAATCCGAGTGCCTATGCAGATACTGGATAGTCTTTTCTAGCAGAACTTCCGGGTCATTCTCTGGATCATAGTTATGTTCTACTAGAGTTCCGTCTACATCCATAAAAATGGTCTTTCTTCCGTCCGTATTTATATTAAGCATCTTCCCACTTCTTTCTGACCTCTTCAAGGTCATTACTATTACCAAATTCATATACGGTGGTGGCGGGTATGAACTTTACATGAGTTTTACCCATGTAATCAAATAAGAAATCATATGTCAGGTCACTTGGAAATCTTTGTGAGTAAACTATGCTCTTCAGTAATTTTGTTTGCTGAAAAACAAAGTAACCCAAGATACCTCTTTTATCACAATCCACACCCAAAGGAAATCCATCCTGTCCGGTATCGAGTACATCTTCCCCATTTATATTCACTACATAGTGCCGGAATGTTCCTATGACTCCATGAGTGTCCTTGGTAGCCACTAGAACAGAGTCTGGCTCTATGACTGGATTTCCAATAGTAAGTAAATCACAGAAAAGGACTATAGTTCCATACCTGATATCAGCATGGTCTAAACAAAACATAAGAGATATAGCGTTATTATGAAGTGTGTCCTCCCTACTAAATTCTATGGGAA